GTGAGCTACACGGCTCAAATCCGCATCAAACGCGACGGAGTGCAAGTCTACCAAGAGAGCCAGACCTTCGCCCGGAAACAGGCTGCCCTGGCGTGGACGCGCAAGCGCGAATCGGAGTTGGACGAACCTGGTGCGATCGAGCGGGCCAGCCGGAAGGGCGTCACCGTCAAAGACATGATCGATCAGTACCTGTTGGAAGTGGGAAAGGCCCGGCCGTTGGGCAAAACCAAGAAGGCCACGCTCGAAGCCATCGGCAAGATGGACATCGGCCAACTGAGCGATACCAACGTCACCACCCAATGCCTGGTCGACTTTGCGCTGTTTCGGATGAGCAGCGAGGGCGGCGGTGTCCAGCCGCAAACCGCCGGCAACGACCTGGCGCACCTCGGTGCCGTCCTAGCGATCGCCAAAGACGCATGGGGTTACCAGGTCGACCCGCTCGCCATGGGCGGCGCCCGCCGAGTATTGCGCAAACTGGGCTACAACCTGAAAAGCCGCGAGCGTGACCGCCGGCCGACGTTGGACGAGCTGGCGAAGGTGCTGACGCACTATCAGGCCATGCAGGTGCGGCGCCCGAGCGTCATCAATATGCTCAAGGTCGTGGGCTTTGCCCTGTTCTCCACCCGTCGGCTGGATGAAATTACCCGCATCCGGTGGGCCGACGTCGACGTGCCAGGCCAGCGGGTGCTGGTGCGCGACATGAAAAACCCCGGCCAGAAGATCGGCAACGACGTGTGGTGCTACCTACCGGACGAGGCGTGGCAGATCCTCCAGACCATGCCGAGGGCCGGCGAAGACATCTTCCCCTACAGCCCTGAATCCATCTCCACGTCCTGGGCGAAAGCCTGCAAGTTCTTGACCATCGCGGACCTGCACTTCCACGACCTTCGCCATGAAGGCGTCAGCCGCCTGTTTGAGATGGATTGGGACATCCCGCGAGTGGCGAGTGTGTCCGGCCACCGAGATTGGAATTCTATGCGGCGGTACACCCACCTGCGTGGCAAGGGTGACCGTTATGTGGGTTGGGAATGGCACGAAAAGATACTGAGGGCGCCCGTCCAACTGGGCGCCGCATCAGAGAAGTGGCTCAAACGGCGTGTTTTATCCCGTTGAGCTGGTTGTGTTCCTTCACAGCGGCGGCGCGCTGCAAGTCGAGGTAGGCAGCGAGGTCGGTGAGGTGGATGCCTTTGGCCGATTTCTGGCTCGGTTCCAGGCGTGTAATGGGCAACTTGATCTGACCGCTCATCACCTTGCGCTGGAACATGTCCGGCGTCAGGTGCGTGAAGTAATCTCGGCAAACCAGCTCCAGCGAGATAATCGCCTGGCCGTCGTATTGGGCCATGAGAATGAAGGCTGTGTTCATGGTGATCCCCTCACATCCGTAACGATTGATGAATGAAGGCCGGCAGCGCTTTGTGTTCTGCAGGCTTTGGTCCGTCGCCCTGGATCTCGCAAACAAACCGATGGCGTTTCCGATTGGGCGCAGTCAGCGCCTCAGTCAGACCTGGCAAGACTTCGACGCATTGCTCGTAGGCGTGAGGTCCGCTCCAGCTATCAGCCCTAATCACCTGGCAATCCGTACGGGTCGCATCCGCGCACAGGTAAAGCAAAAGAAATACGGTCATGGTGCGTTCCCTGCGCCGCAGTTCGGGCAGTCGTCGAAACGCTGACGTTCGCTGAGAAAACGCCCGCAGCCTTCGCAGTTAAGCCGGTCGCTGTAGGTGCGGTTGCGCGGGCGCTTGATCGTGGGCAGCTTGAGGCCGACTGAGCGCAGTGCCTGCCTGTGGTCGAGCAGCGCGGCCGGGACCACCGGCCGGGAGCGCTCGACGATGTATCCGCATGGCCAAAGCTCAAAGCCTTGGGCCAGGTAACCAGCGGCATCTGCCGCACCGGGGTGGATGGCGTTATGCAGGTTGGCGGTTGGGCCTTTGCCGCCGCGCCACACCAGATCATTGCCGTCCCACTCGCGTGCGTAGGCGACATATACGCGGCCGTCTTCGTTGCGGTAGGCCTCGGCCTCTGACTTGGTGAGGTACTGGCAGTCAACGCCGACCTCTGCCCGGGTGCGGACGTACTCCACTGGCCAGGGCAGGTCGGTTTCGCGGCATTCGTACTGCTTGACCGCGGGCTCGCGCTTGAATTGCTCAGCCTCGTTGAGGTTCGAGGTGTAGCCGCCACCCTCTCGCCAGAACATGGCTCGGCTGCCGACATTGCTGCGGCTGTCCTGCAAGAAGAAGAGGTCAGACATGATCATTGGCCTCCCATGAGCATGCGCGTCAGTGCATTGGGCTTGCCGTCCGGGGTCAGTTTGTTGAGCGGTTTTGTGATGCTACGACCGTTCGTTGCTCGCACGGTGGCAACGCTGCCATCGATCGCTTCTATGACGCCGGTACGAGCACTGAGCTGGTATTGCTGGCCACCACCGCTCATAGCGACGTAGCAGACCTTGTCGCCGACAGCCATCGGGGTTGTGGTAGCCTCTGCGGTGCCGCCTTGGGGTTGATTCACTTGCATGGTGCTTCTCCTTTGGGTGGTCGGTGTCGAGGGGTTGCAGCCCCTCGGCACCACCTTCTTACTGGCATTCGCCGGTTGGGTTTTGCTTCCGCACCAGGTGCAGCAGCAGGTTTTCAAATTCAACGACTTCATCCGTTGCCGACTGCCATTCCAGGACTGCCTGGATCTGTTCCCGGCTGCACTCAAGCACCAGAATTTCTTTGTCGCTTACCGCACGAACCTCCAGGATCGCGACCAGGCCGGCTGGGTCGTATGCTTCGGCGTGAACGATCTTCCCGGACTCGTTAAACCAGTCCTTCAGCTCTTTCAGGTGCCGAAGGCGGTTGGTTTCGCCCTGTTGGCCGTCGCCGGTGATGACTTGTACGTGCATGGTGCTTCTCCTTTGGGTGGTCGGTGTCGAGGGGTTGCAGCCCCATGTGTGGTTGTCAGGCTTCGTCGGCCATATCCTGCTCAATAATCGCGACGACTTCGGCACGGTCCCTCGCATAAGCGAACGGGAGTTCTCCCCCTGGTCGAGTCACGGGGTAGCGCGACTCAGGCAACCGGCACTCGGCGACGGTGTAACCGTTGTCGGTGATCCAGCAGTTCTGCTGCACTTGCCCGTCTCTGTTTCGTTTTACTGCCCATTTCATGGTCATTCCCTCACTGAGTCACCCCAGTAGCTACGTGCTCTTGAACACCCAGCAGCGCACGGTTAATGGTTTATTGAACAAGGCATTGCCGGCGCTTTGAGAGGCGCGGACCGCGCTGTACGTTGACTTGTTGGTTTCCAGCAGCTTTCTGCTGCGGCTCTCCGTCAGCAGGGAACGCAAGGTCTTGAGGTCGGCCAGGTTCTGGCGATGGATGCTGGCTAGCTCGGCGAACTCGTTGAGGTTGATGGCGATCAACTTGGGGTCGGTGCTGTGATTGACCTGCGGGCCATCGCCCAGGCTTTCGAGGTACTCGTAGACTTCCCAGAATTCGGCCACCAGCGGATGGTCGGCGCTGATCGCGGACTGGCGTTCCAAAGCCATGACCGTCAGGGCCTGGTGAGTTGTGATCCGTTGGTTTTCACTCAGCGGGCAAATCAGGCACAGGCAGTCCACCAGGGCCATGATCTGGCTGTGGTTCTTAATGATCCGTTCGACGCGGATTTCCTTGAGCTTGCGCAGATGTTGTTCGTGCACCAGAACCCGTTCGGCAAATTTCGCCATGATCTGGGCTTCGGCACGCACGGCCATCAGCAGGAAATGGCTGAGCTGCTCCACCGGGATCAGGTTGAGATTGTCTGCCGCTGCACGGCTTTCGGTGGTCACGTCCGGGCGTGCAAAGTGGGTTTTGATAATCCGGGTCAGGATCGCTTCAGAGGCGCTGACGTCGGCGTTTTGGCTGATGGCGATGGTCCCTCGAAACGGCGGTTCGTAGGTCTCGTTGCCGCTGGTTTTCATGCCCTTGGTGCCCAGGGTGCCGCCGCCGAAAAAGTCTTTCAGCTCGTCCCAGTCGAAGCCCTTGGCATGCGCTTTGTCCGGCTCATTACGGTCGCCCTCGATCAGCACTACCGGCATGTTGGACACTTGGCCCATAGCGCGCTGGCGGCCTGCTCGAGTTGATTTAGACGGGTCAAAGCCTTCGTATTCGCGACCCAGCAATTTCCACAGGAACATCAGCAGCGTGGTTTTACCGGCGCCGGCCTCGCCCGTTACTTCCAGAAATGGAAAGGATTTGTACTGCGCGCGGATCTGCTCGGCGAACAGCGAGCCAAACCAAAAGGCCAGAGCGACAATGCCTTTGGCGCCGAAGCACATCCAGAGCATTGGCAGCCAGTCACTGCGGTAATGCTTGGCATCACGCTGAATATGCATTGCGATCGACTTCTGCAGAGTCTTCAGGCGCAGCTTGCCGAACTCGAAAAAGTCTTCCTTGTTGACCTGGCTGACAACCCCATTACGCATGGCGAGGTCGCCGAACACGTAGGCGCCGTGTTCCTTGCTGTAGCCCACGTAGTCGATGGTCTCAACGGTTTTCAGGCCGTAGAGCTGGTCTTTCATGATCTTGTCGAGCTGCTGCCCGCTGCCGGTGAACACCGCCCCTGCGGCCATGCTCAGCAGGCGTTTTTTGAACTCGCTGGCGGCGGCAACCTGCCCACCGGTGAATGTGTTTTTAACGCTGCCACCGTCGTGCGGGAAGTCCACGCGGAAGTAGTACCAGGACTCGTCTGTCACTTCGTTGCGCTGAAAGTACAGGGCCTGTGGGTAGCAGTTGGCGATTTCGACCACGCCGCCGCACTGGCGTAGAGCCTTGTCTCGGCGCTGTTTGTCGTTGAGCAACTGGTCTTCCTGGCGTTCGGAAGTCTCCAGCGCCTGCATGGCTTTGTTAAATTTTTCAAAGTCCATTTTGAACCAGTAAAGCCGGCTCTCGAACCCGAAGAAAAATTCGTGGCGCTCAAAATGGTCGTACATGAGTACGCCTTTTTCTGAGGCGCTTTCAGCCAGGAGCAGGTCGCCGTGATAGCGCGCAGTGTTCAAATCCTTTTCGACCTGTGTAGCGCGCGGCTCATCGCCATCGACAAACTGCCAACGCTGGTGCAGGTCGTTCCAGTCGACCTTGCGGCTGTCAGGTTGGGGGATTTGTGCCGCCTCGCAGACGTAGCCCAGGGCACGTGCCTGACGCACCCAGCGCTTGGTGTACCGGTGAGCGCCTGGCTCGTTGTCCAGAGCCCAGATCAGCTTTGGCAGCTTGCCGCCACGTTGGCGGGCAAGTTCCTTCAGTGATTCTTCGGGATAGGCGCCGGATGACATTGCTGAAACCGCCGCTATGCCGTTGTGCACCAAGGCGATAGCGTCAAAGATGCCCTCAACAATCCACAGCTCCTTGACGTCCAGCAGCTCAACGCACGGCGGGCACCACCAAACGCCACGCGGGCTGTCGCCGGGTTTGAAACGGGCTTTCATCTTTCCGAAGCGGTGCGGACGGTCAATCAACCGCTCCCAGTAACCACCTTTATCAAGTGCGAATCGCACTGTGGCGCTGCCTTCGTTCAGCTCGTTGGAAAAGTACGAGTCCTGGGTGAACCAGCCCTGAATGACGTCGAAGCGGAAGCCCCGGGCAAACTCCAGATAAGCACGAGCGGTGGCGTTCGGGTGTTGCTCAGTGGCCGGGGCGCGGCTGCTCCAGTCGTTGAAAAGGTCCTCGTAGATCTCTTTGACGTGCCAGGTCTGGCCGCACTTGCCACGGCCGCAGCGGATGACCCATGGCGCGTCATGGAAAGCGTACAGCTCTTTTTTATTGCAGGCTGGGCATTTGCCTTCCCGCATGTATTGGCCGGCCTTGTGCTTGAAACCGTAATCGGATTTCAGGCGGTCCAGGATGTCGGCGCGCAACTCGTATTCCATTGTCATTGGGGCTTACTTCACTTCGCCGAGGCTATGTTTAAGGGCGCCTATCAGGCTTTTTCGTGCAGCCATCGCGGGGAAGGCCACCAGCAACGAGCCGTGCCGCAAACCTTCGGGGATCATGCGAAAACGGTCGTCATACCAATGCTCGTTGAACAGCACCGCGTACTGCGCACGCAGGTCTTTGAGCAGTGCCTCGGCCTGGGCGCGGGGCAGTTTTGCGGTGATGGCAATGTCGATTTCCATGGTCCACCTCGGATTGCGGGCAAAGCTCACCCAAACCCATTGGGAACGGGGCAGGGCGGGGGGTTAAAAGGGAGCGTTACTGAGGGTGTGGCTTGTGTACGGTACTGCGCTGATCGAGAAGTTTCTGTGGCAGAAACCGAGCCGACATTGGGAAGGTTTTGCCGGCGAGAACGTCAACCAAGAGGACACGGGTGCTGTCTGAACCACTGGCCCAGTCAATGCCAATCCAGCGGCGTTTCTTGATGACCTGCAGTTCAGTCCATGCGTTGTGTACGAGCTTGGGCGCCATGAACACGGGCACTTCCAATGCAAGGGTCAGGTGGCGAATGCAGCGATCGAACAACAGATCGGAATCCACCAGGTGTTCTGCCTCATGGCGTTGCAGGTAAGCGAAAGCAGCTTGTTGCATGCTGCTGCGGTAGTCATGAGTCTGTTGATCGAGGTTCATCACGCGCGCTCCATTTCCAGTTGGTCCAGCAGATCGGGTTGATCGTTGGCGGTTTTCATTGTCTGGCGGCGAGTGACCACGTCTGCGACTGGTAGCTGTACAGCCGGGTTTGGCATGCCGCTGGGGCTTAGTTCGTGGGTCATTTGAAACTCAGCACGCGCCACGAAGCCGCAAGCCTCGTTGGTGCATTGCAAGTAAGCGATACGTAGGAAAATGTGCTGGCCTTCGCTAGTGCGAATGCGCATGCGGCCGTGGCAATGGGGGCAGACCAGTTTGTAGGTACTCACTAGACAGCTCCCTGGCTGTAAAGCTGGATAGTCGCAAACACCTCGGCGTAACGGGCCGACATGTAAGTAAACAGGGCTGCGACGATTGCGTCGGCTTCACGCTTTTCAATGACCCCATCGTCCAGAGCCGCAGACATGATCTGATCGACCCGGCCGCGCTTGGCCGAGGCCTTGAGCGAGCGGCTATACAATTCCACGTTGTCCAGGTTCTCTGTGAGGCTCAGCGGTACGAACATGCCGCCGTACATTGAGGCAATGTAATCAGCCAGGAACGTTGTGCCGGCGACCTGTTCCAGACGGTGGATGTGTTCGTCGGTCAGCGGGCGACTGCCGGCGTTCTCGTAGGCCTGGTTGTCGAACTTCTTAAGCGGCATACCGAGGTCAGCCGCGGCATACAGCCGACCGCGAGGGTAGGCGCCAATGACGGCCATGACCACGCTCTTTCTGCTGTCTAGAACTGGGCGTTTCATCTTCTGGTTTCCCCTTGGAGCCAGAGGCCCTAGTTTGTAATCACGCCGTCTTTGATACCGAGCAGTACGGCGGCGCGGTGAGCTTCACCGCGCAAGCACTTTTTCTGTCCGTTCAAAACTGCGTAAACCGTCGAAGGGTTGAATTCATGTTCTTCAGCCCAGTCTTTGGCCGATATCCCGAGTCGTGCGAGACGGTCACGGGCCTCTTGGCATGCTTGCTCGATAGGGGATGCGTTCGGCATAGTCTCGTTTCGTGTGGTTTCGTGTGATGACGTGTGAAGTATTTCCCATGTTTGTGGGATCGTCAAGTATTGATGGAGACAAATGTGGGAATTGGTGACCGCCTCAAAGAGGAAAGGGAACGTTTGGGGTTCAGCCAGACTGAATTTTCAGCCGTTGCTGGGGCTTCCAAAAATAGTCAGTACAACTACGAAAAGGGCGATCGGAGCCCGGACGCAAACTACCTAGCTGCGATAGCGGACAAAGGCGTCGATATCCTTTATGTGGTGACTGGAGAGCGCAAACCACAGGCCGCCGATAGCATTCCCGCCGATGTGCTTGAGTTCATTGGGATGTATGAGCAAGTGACTGATGCTGACCGGCAGGTTTTGCTGCGCATGGTTTCAGCGTTCGCCAGTGTCGCGTCTGCTAGCGGGAAAAAGGTCGGCAACTGAATAGACGTTGAATTGGATTTGTCACGCCGACCAAGATGGTCGGCTTTTTCATGGAAGTTAAGGGAGTAGAACAATGGCGTTGAAGCCTTGTAAATCGTGTAAGCACACAGTCGACGCCACCGCAAAGGTCTGCCCAAGCTGCGGCGTAAAAAATCCCGGAGTGACAGTCGCACAGCAGGTGTTTGGGCTTCTGATCCTGCTGGTCATCATCGCTGGCGCTGTCACGATGTGTTCAGGTGGCAATAAGGAAAAAGTCGCTGACAAGACACCGCCTGCGGAGAAGCCTGCTCAAAGCTCCGTTTTGCCCTCCACTTACACCATCACCAAAGACGAGTTTCGCGAGGGACGGCCTCGCAAGGTCGAGGTCATGTTGCCCCGGCGCCTCAATGACACTGAGCTTGCTGACGTAGCAAAAGCCGTTCGCGCTGATACTAAATTCAAGGCTGACAAAAGCTTCATTGGGTTCCGCGTAGAAGGGCAATCTGACGGTGCTTACTGGGCCAACGCCAGTTTCGATCCTGACTATAGATCCTCGCTGATCGGCTTGAGCGCAAATGACTACCAAGCGTTGAAGGCTCTAGATTTGAAGGCCTACCCGAACAGAATCGGTAGTTGGATGCAGGACGGTGCGCTGGGGCATGTGATGGTGCTGTACAAGCAGAACGGCAAGTATCTGCTCGATTCTGTCTTTGCCAGCGGTGGGAAAAATACCGAGCACTATGTCGGCAAGAAACTGCCGGATGGTGGGCTGCGTCTTGACGATCCCGAAAGCGACTTCAACGAGCACTACGTTGTCGATGCCAGTGGCAACTTGCAAGGCTGGGGCGAGAACGGCATGTACATGACGCTGCCCCCATTCAAGCCCGCGCAGTGACGTAACAAAACACATAATTTTTTGATTGCTGTCCGATGACACAGCAAAACGTGATGGAAATTAGCTGTTCCCCGGGAGTCTTTAACGGCGTCATGTAGGCGCCGAGCCCCCGTTGCGTGTGAAAGGAGTATTCGCATGATGGAGAACAGCGGTGTATCGGAAAGCCAAGTGCCAGTTGTAGATTCGAACTGCCTTAGCGATCGGGAAATGATATTGCTAGCGATTTTTAGGCTTATCAGCTCCCAGCAGCAAAGGGATGTGTTGCGACTGTTGGAAGTTTTTATAGAGGTGAGAGGGTAATCAATAGGCCCCGGTCAAGCGCCGGGGCTTGTCAATAAGAACTGCACCTATGAAGCAGGGGGGATATATGGGCATTGAAGTGGATGTATGGGCTGGTGATTTCATGAATCGCAAGCCAAGCAGTGAATTTCTGACGAAGTATATGCTGGCAAATGATCATGTGAAGGTCTTAAACGTCAACTCCCCATGGGGGTCAGGGAAATCGTTTTTCTTGGAACGTTGGCAGGCTGAGCTTAGTAAAGACCATGTGTGTGTGTTGTTCAATGCTTGGGAGACGGATTATTCGGCTGAACCATTGCTAGCGTTAATTACCTGCATAGAGCAGCAGACGAAAGATGATCTTGATGTTACTTCAAGTGAGGCTGGTAGACGAGTCGTTGATCTTAGTGCCAATATCATAAAAAAAGCTGCGCCTTTAATAGCCAAGGGATTGATCAGGAAGTATGTGGGTGTTGATCTTGATGATCTATTTAGTGAAAAAGACAGCGACGGTGCAGTTGAAGCGGCGGGTGATTTGGTTTCATCGTTAATTGACGATCAATCTAAAACAATAATGCATGTTGAGGAGTTCAAGACTGCTCTCATTGAGCGGTTGGGGAGTGCAGCTGATAATCGGGGATTAAAAAAACCTGCATTTATATTTATAGATGAGCTTGATCGCTGCCGCCCCACTTATGCTATTGAGTTGCTAGAACGTATCAAGCATTTTTTTGAGCTCGAAGGATGTCGCTTTATTATTGCGTCCGACTCGAAGCAGCTGGCTCACTCTATTCGTGCAGTATATGGGCAGGGCTTTTCTTCTGAACAGTATTTGAATAGGTTCTTTGACGCTGAATTCTCGCTGAGTAATGGTGATGTTTTTGATTTGGTGCGCAACCATCTCCCAGTAATTGGTTCCGTCTCTGTAGGTATAAACATTACCGGTCAGGTCGTCGAAAATATGTTTGATAGAAAGCCAGTTGCGCATGCTCAAAAAAATACGATTGTTAGTGACCTTGAAGGGTTAACCGAGAATCAAATTATTATTGTAGGTCTTAGCAGGTATTTTAAGGTTGAGTTGCGTGAGTTGACAAATTATATTAAGCAGGTCAAAAGTGCTGCAGATACAATAGGTGGCGAGGTGCAGTTTTTTTGGTTGGCTTATTTGGTATTTTTCAAAGGTTCCAGAGCAGAGGAGTATTCTGATCTCTGGGTTGATGATAAGTGGAAAGCGGCTGTTACAAAGTTTGAGCGTGAGAAATCCAGTCTAGTTACGTTCTCGTTTACTCGGAAATTGTGTTCCCCCGCAGACATAGCGTTATTTTATTTGGAAATGCTCAATTCTAGTCGTGCTGATTTTCAGCGAATGAGTACTGATCTAGGTTCTTGGAAAAATGAAATATTCTACTCGGCAGGAAAAAATTTGGATCGTCTACGTACCTACAAAGATGTCGTTGAGTTAGCCCACCGCTTGAAGTGATGATTGTTGCCAGAAAGTAGCCTGGTATGAAGTCAGGCCGCTTTCAACTGACCCAGAGCCGTATTTAATTTTCCTGCATCTTCTTCCACTCTCGATCCACAGCTCGCTTGGCTGTCTTCTCACTGGCGTACAACCACCTCAACCGCCTCGCCTTCGCCTGATCCCCCGCCGTAATCGTCTTATCCTTCCCGGTTTTCTGGTCGCGGTAGTACGCGATGATCCCTGTGTAATCGCCTCGATTCTCTTCTGCCAGGTCTTCGACATTGTCCTCCGGCAGCTTGCTCTCCAGCTCCAGGCTCACCGTGTACCCGCCACTGTCAGTAAGGCTGTGCTGCACGTTGCCGCCATACCAAATGATCTCGTCGATCTCCGCCTTCACGCCCTGGAGCGTGTACGTCAGTTCGGGGATCAGATCTGGCCGGCCCATGGCAAGGGTGTAACTCAGCGTGGCGCTGCCACGTTGCAGGCGTCGGAATTCCGCCCGGGCAGCGCGCAGTGCGGATTGCTGGTCGCTGTAGGTGTGTCGCAGATCTTTGAGATTGTCGCCGCCGCCGGCGATTGCCTCCTGTTTCTTGGCGCTGTTCACGTCATAGTAATAGGCGCGCACACCGTCGTAGCTGTCGCGGTCGGCTTGCAGGTAGCGGTGCTGGTCGCCGTCGGTGCGGGTGAGGGTGATGTGGGGTAGGTCCATTCCACTGGCCGTCTTTCCGCCACCCGCCGGCAGGCACAGCAGGCAGCCGGCTTTAACGCTAGCCACCGCGTCGAACTCTTCGCCCAGGCGGCTGATCAAGTTTGCGTCGGACTCGTTCGCCTGGTCGAGCTGCAGGATGGGCAAGCCGTCGAGCGCGCCGGAAATGGTGGCGGTGAGCCCGTTGCCGATGGCGATATCGCCCAGGACGTCGCCGAGGGTGGTATTGCTCCAGCTGCGCTCGCGCTTGGTTTTCAGGCCCTTGCGCAGATCTGCCGATCGAGCGCGGATGCTGAGTACGTCCGGTGCGCCGCTGTGTTCGGTTTCGTCGACGGTGTAGGTGCCTTTGTCCACCAGGCCGGTGTCGCTCCAGCCAAGCCACAACCGGACAACCGCGCCCTTCGGCGGAATTGTCAGCAAGCCGTCATGGTCGCTGAGGGTGATGCTGAGTTGGTCGGCCTCGACGCCGCGGTTGTCGGTCAGCTCCAGGCTCATCAGCCGCGGGCTGATTATTTGGGCAATGTCCAGGCCGTCGACGGCGAGCCGGAAGGCCGGCACCGGATAGGACGCGTCCCGTACGTAGCGCTCTGCGGTGTTGCGCAGGTAACCAGTGACCTTGGCAATGATTGGCTCGATCACAGCAGGCCCCGCAGGATATTGACGCCGATGCTGGTACCGGCGCCGAGCAGGTCGATGCGGTCATCGTCCGTACGCTTCAGGCTCAGGGTGAACTCTATGCGCCGCGCCGTACCGTCGGGGAAAAATATGGTCCTGGTTTCGCTGAGGCTTTCGATCACCCACAGTCCGTAGATCCGCCCGGTGCCCTCGACCATGGGCCAGGCCTTGCCGGTGTTTGCCATCAGGCGTAGGGAGTCGAGGCTTAGGGCTGTGCCGGCCAGTTCGGGGAAGAGGATGCCGGGGAGGGTGATGGCGTCTTCGCCACGGCCAACGAATTGCCGCGCGGGCGCTGCACCAATGCGGTTGTTGCTGGCATGGCGCCAATCGGTTTGGCGTTGCAGCTCCTGGTATGCGGCGGTGTGGAGGCTGAACACGAACATGCCGAGGGCCATCATCATGGTGTTTATTCCAGGTCAGAGAGTTTGCTGCGCTGACGCGCCTTCTTTTCGTTTTCGATACGGGCCATCATCGCGCGCACGCTCTTTTCCAGGCTTTGCATGTCGGTGCCGGGCCCTGCGGTGATACTGATTTCGTAGGTGTCGTGGCTGTCGTAAACCGCTGCTGAGGGCGAGCTGCTGATGGGCGGTGCGGTGTCCACAGCAAAAGCTGGCATTGCAGTTGCGCCCAGAGCCAGCGTGCCCGCCGCTGTCATTTGCTTGCCAATGGTGGTCAGGGCGTCCAGCGGGCCTTTCTGTCCACCTTCGAGGCCCTGTGTCAGGCCGGCCATGGTGAATCCGCCCAGCTCTGCGAACACCCGCGATGGGCTGTGGATGCCTAGCTTTTCCTTGAACCAACCAATACTGGCTTCGCCGATCGAACCTATGGCGTCCTTGACGGCACCGAGCCCTGCCGTCAGCCCATTGATCAAGCCGTTGACGATCATGCCGCCGAACTCGGTGAAGCGGCTCGGCAGGTCAACACCCAAATAACTCAGCACACCGGCGAAGGCCTGGTACAGCAGCCCAAGCGGACTAAAGTTGACCAGGGTGGTGATTATGCCGGCTATTCCACCGCTGAACCCCGCCTTGATTTCGGTCCAGGCGTTGGCGAAGTAGTTCTTCACCGCGTCCCAGTTTTTGTAAATCAAGTACGCGCCGCCAGCCAGTGCCGCGACAACGGCAGCAATGACCAGGACAATCGGATTGGCGGAAAGGCCCCACAGCGCAATGCCGACTGCGCGCAGAGCGGTCACTAGCGGGCCGATCAGAATGCCGCCCAGCGTTCGCAGCACCGTGCCGAATACTTTGAAGATACCGATGATGCCCGGGAGTTTAATGCCGAACATGGCCAGGCCGAACCGCAGGAACAGGAACGGCCCCAGGATGCCGGCGAGCGTGAGGGCCAGCCCGCCGAATACCGCTGATAACAGCGCCACGCTGGCTACGATTTTCAGAAGCGTTGCAGTCAACGTCGGGTTGGCTTTGACCCATGCGTTGACCTTGTCCAGCACCCCGCCGACGGCGTCCATGACGTCGACCATGGTTGCCCGCACAGATTCACCTGCGCCGCTCTTGGTGTTGAACAACTTATTTTGCAGCACCTGCCAGCGGCCTTCTATCGCGTCTGCACGGATGTCCATTTCGCGCTGCATGGAGCCGTTACCGGCGGTGTCGTTGACCAGGTCGAGTTGACGTTTCAGCTCGTCCAGGTTGTTGACCAGCTTGCCCGCGTCTTTACCGAACTCTTTCCCGAAAATCCGCGTAGATACTTCTGTCTGCTGTTCAGGCGACAGTTTTTTGATGCGATCAAGAACACCCATCAGCGTGCCCATGGCGTCCTTGCTCATGCCGCTCTGGACGGCTTTTGAATCAAGTCCAACCATGGACATGCCTTCCTGAAACTTCTTGCCCTGCATGGTGGCGATGGACAGTTCGCGGACCATAGCCCTGGACGCGCTCGCCGCAACTTCGGGGGCTGAGCCAAGCGACAGAAAGGTACTGCCCAACGCTGCTGCCTTGCGGTAGTCGAGCTTGTCGGCCACATCGCTCATGCGGGTCAGGGTTTCGATGATGTCGCCACCCTTGGAGCGGGTGTTGTCGTCCAGGTAGTTGAGCGCATCACCCAGCGCCGAGATGTTCTTGATCGGCACCTTGTACAAGCCGGCGATCCGGCCCATGTCCTCGCCCACCTGCTCCGCCGGCAGGTCGAAGGCCACCGCAGCGGTGGCCGATACCTTCGCCATGGTCAGCAGGTTTTCCTTACCCTGGATACCGGCCCGGGCCTGTGCTTCGACCAGAGCGGCGAACTCGGTGGTTGCGATGGGCATTTCGTTACTGGCCGCTTTGATTGCGTCCGCAAACTCGTAGTAGGTGGCGGTGAGTTTGCCGTTGTCGTCCCGTGCGCCGTCGACCTGTTTGGCGACGCCCATCATGGCGCTTTCAAAGTCGACGTATTCCTTTACCACACCGATGATCGGGCGGCTGGCTGCATATGCCACACCCAGACTGGAACCGCCGGCCACCGCCGCGTTGCCCGCGAACTGCTTGCCCTTATCATATGCGCTACGGGTTTCGGCCATTCGCTTCTGGCGGGCGCTCAGCGCGGTGAGGCGTTTGGTTTGTTCGCTGATACTGGCGTTGGCAGCGCTCATCTGCTCCCGCAGCTGGCGTTCGTGGTTGCCCAGGTTCTTGGTACTGATGCCGGCGTCATAGAGCTTCGACCGAAGGCCTTGCAACTGCACGCTTTGCTGCTGGTGCTGCTGCTTGAGCTTTGTGGCCTCGCGCACCGCCGATTGAAATTCCCGTGTCATCGCCCTGGTCGGCGCGCCGGTAGCGGAAAACTGCTGGCTGAGAGATTTGACCTTTTCGCGAGCGGCGGTAAGCGCAGTACCAGTCTGTTCGGCAGCTGCGCGCTGAGCCCGCCAGGCACCGACGTCTTTCTGCTGGGTGTTGAGTTCCTTCAGGCGGTCGCGAGCGGCCTTGAGTGCACGGGCAGTTTCAAGGCTGCCATTGTTGATTTGCTTCAACGGGCGGGTAGCTTTGTCGATGGCATCAAGCACCACCTGTAGCCGCAGATCATTTGCCATCGGTGGAACTCCGCACCCTGGCACGCTCGCGCCAGTCCGTCAGTTCTTGCAGGCCCAACTGATCCATATCAGCCGGTGCCCAGTGAAAAACCACGGCCAGGTCAGCCATGGCCTCCTCTACGCAGCGAGGGATGCGTCCGTCTTCGTCGATTTCTGTAGCAAAAAACCGGTGATCTTCGTGCTGAGTGCAACCAGGTCGGCTGGATCCATGGACGTGACTTCAATGGTGGTGAGAGTCGGCGAACTGATGCGTGGCAACACCTTGATCAAAGCGTTGACGTCCATCTGTAGTAGCTCCGCCAGGCTCACGCCGCGCAGCTCACCGGAGTTGGGTTTGCGCAGGGTGATGCTGTCAATGCTGGTCGTGCCACGGCGGATCGGCGTGTCGAGGATGACGGTGTTGTCGTCGGCCAGCGGTTGTACGTCTGGTTTTTCGGTCGCTGCGGTTTTCATGGGAAAGCTCCTGTTGATGAAGGTATGCGGTTAACGATCAATGCCGGCGATCAAAGGCCGATGGCGCTGCGCTGTTTCTCCAGCATGTCGACGCCGCCGACCTTTTCGATGAAGTTCAGCAGGTCGATTTCGATGATGTCTTCGTTGTCGACGGTCAGCTTGTAGTAGGTGCAAGTGGTGGTGACGGAGTGCTCGGTGTCTTCACCTGGTGTGGCGTCACCCATTTCAATGGTTTCGTGACGGCCGCGAACGGTCACCTCTACGGCGCTGATTTCACCGGTGTCGTCCTGCTGGAAGGCACCGGCGAAACGCAGGGGAATACCCGCTGCGTTGACCGCGCCGAATTGCTTGAGCACGATCAGGTCCAGGCCGCCCAGCTTCCATTCCAGCTGGATGCCGTCGTCGGACATGCCCAGGTCAGCCTTGACCGGGCCATTCATGCCGGCGGCGCGCCAGGCCTCCATCTTGCGGCCCAAGGCGGGCAGGGTGACGGTCTTGACCTTGCCTGCGTAGCTGCCGCCATCGTTGAACAGGTTCATGTTTTTCAGTTTGTGAGGCATGGCCATGGCGGGGGTCTCCGGGGTTATGGCACGGGGTTAACTCCCCTCACGGGGAGGCCCGGTTTAAGCAGCGATTGCGGCGGCGAACTGCATCAGGTAACGGTCGGTGATTCGCTGACGCAACGTGAGGTCTTCCAGGGGCGGCACCGGGGTGTAGTCGTAGTCGAGGGTCAGCTTGCCGGCCTTGAGGGTGTCCTTATCGTTGATGTCTTCCGGGTACCAGCACTGTCCGCCGATCAGGTAACCCTGGGCAATCAGCTCGCGGAACTTGGCGTTGATCCCATTGATGATGTCTTTGACCAGGGACGCGTGCATGGGCTTGTCCATGGCCCACATGTGCGCCTCGGCCATCGTGTCGGCGATGATCTGCGCGGTACGGGTGTAGTTTTCGAACGCGAACAGCGGATCGTCGCTGCACGTGCGGCTGCCCCAGAAGCGGAAACCGCCCTCGTTGATCAGGGTGGTGACCTCGTTGCTGTTGAGGTAGTTGGCGTCGGTAGCCGGGTTTTGCAGGTCCCAGAACACATCGGCGCTGATGCCTGTCACGCCGTTGACCGCGACGTTGGAGAGTGTCTTGTGCCAGCCGGTTTCCTTGTCGATCTTGGCTCGCAGGCCCAGGGCTCGTGCCACCGCCGATGCGGTAACGGTCGCGCTGGTGACCGTGTCCCAGTTCTGGAACTCTGGCCAGATCACCATGACCTCACGGGCGCCGAAGTTTTCGCGGTAGGCGACCACCTCTTCCTTGGTTTTGCAGTCCCACGCGCTGACATAGGCGAAGCCGCGCAGGTCCTGGGCAATCGATACCAGGGCGGTGGCCACTGGCTGACTGTCGAGGCCTGGCACACCGAGAATGCGCGGCGTCATGCCCACACGGGCCTTGGCTGCGAGCAGGGCTTTCATGCCGGTGTATTTGCCGTCAGCGGTGGTGGTGCCGATCAGGGCGGTGGTGGTAGCAGCTGCGTCTGCGCCTTCCTTCACTCGCACCACGATGGTGTAGGGCTTGGTCTGGTCGGCGATGGCTTGCAGGCTCTTCGCCAGGGTGCCTTTCACGCCGGCTTTGGCGATGGCGGTTTGCACATTGGTCAGCAGGACAGGGGTGTCCAGCGGGAAAGCGAGCGGGTCCGCATCTTCAGCCGTACATACCAGGCCGATGACTGCGGTTGCGATGGTGCGAATAGGGCGGGTGCCGTCGTTGAGTTCGAGAACCCGCACGCCGTGGAGATAGTCTGAACCGGCCATGGGTGGTTGCCTGCGCTGTGATGGAATGACAGTGCACAGGCTGCCGCGCGCGCGCCGGATGGGCGAGCGGTGGCACTTGTAGGGGATGGGGTTACAGGTGGCAGATGGTCAGGCGGGATTGATCTTGTAGCGTTTGCCGCCACCTATCCGGACACCGGCCCAAAACAGCCAGGCTCGCCAGCGTGCAATTCCCTCGGCACGCAGGCCACGGTACAGCACCGCGTCGGCCTGTTTACGAGTGAGAGGGCCGGTGGTGTAGAGCCAGTCGTGCACGGTGGCGGCGTAGTTGCCGTAACCGGCGAGCAGTGCGTACAGCACGAACAGGAAAATGTTGTGCAGGAACCGGATGCTGGCGAAGTCGGTTCTGAAGCCGGCAGGGACAGTGATCAGTCCGTGGTCATCGTCCTGGAGCGACAGCTCCGCCAGCAGGGTGCGGTCCCACTTGCCGTCCTGCTCGGTCTTGAGGGTGTTCAGGAATTTGCTCACGCCGGCCACCACGCGTCGTCGGTGTAGTTTTCCGGGATCTCCGGCATATCCTTCAGTGTTCGACCCGCGTAGATCAGGTCCGATTTCCGCAGCGCGGCGGTTCGTCCGAACTCCACAACTGTCTGCGCGTCCATCGGTACCAGGGTGTTTTCAGCACAGATCCAGGCGAAGTCCTGGTCCGGGTTCGACCAGCGCAGGTTGCCGGGTTGAGCGCCGCCGACCACTGCCATGAATGCCATCTGGGCCGCGCCTGCAATGTTTTCCCGGTCAGTAGTTTTTGACTGATACAACACGTCGTCAAAGGTCACGCCAGCGTCAATTCGGCGATCTCGCTCGATATCAACCTGGGCTGCGCTGATGACCACCGGACGTTCAGGGGCTAAAACTAAGTAAGGCAATCCATTTTCGTCGTGTTCACGAATCGTCCCGGGAGCTGGGTTACCTATGGTTGCAAGGTAAAGTTCTTCAGTAATTGGAACAGCATCCCCCGGAATATCGGTGTGAGCTCCTACCAGGTAAGTTGTAAGCGTGGTTTTGCTGTATAGGCGTTTCATCTTAAATCCTCTCCAAGGCGCTTGATTCGATAGGTGCTGGGTTTCGACTAGACGCCGAGCGCCCACCAGCTCACCCCTGCCACAGTGAAACCCGATCCGGTGCCGACGTTCATACCTACAGTTATGGTGGAAAGGTTGGTGCGATGGGCTGTTGCACTCAGGTTGCCGGATCCGGTTACCGCGTTAGGTGACTGGGGAGTAGCAAATGCAGCAAAAAAGGTACTTGGGAACGCCATAGGCAAAGGAACGGCAACGATGGCGTCATCACCGACATTCGCCCACCCCCACTGAACGATCAGTCCACCCAGCCAAGTCGGGAACATGACGTATCCATTTGCCGCCAGAGAAATTGAGAAGCCAGTCCGCAACTTTTTCGGGGTCACGAATGTGGCATCGTCGGTCCCTGCGTTTACTTGGACTTGAGTGGCAACTCTGGCAATTCCAGAAATAAGTTCAGTAGCCTGGACGATCAGTGCTGCAAGAGCGGTCGAGAACTTTTTGGGAGTAATGAAGGCAGTGTCATCGCTACCACTGTTGGTCTGAGTTTGCGTTGCAACCTTGGCCCATCCAAATGATGTTTCGGTCGCTTGGGTAACACGCGCGACAATTGCTTGCCAAACCCGCAAGGCCGTCATCGGCTTGGTGTTGTCCTGGTCTGACTGTGCTTCAGCTTCCGCCTGTGTAGCGAGTTCAATGCCATAGCCCGCCAAATTGGTTGGGTTGGTCGCAGCAACGACGCGTCCGTATTTGTCGACAGTTACGCTTTTGAAAGTGCCGGCAGTGACGCCGGTGCGCCCTGCAACCATTTCAAATGTAAGTGCGGTTGTGCCCAGAACAATCGGTGCGTCTGTCACTAATTGCCAGACGCTGTCACCGCTGACCGTGCCTTTTTCTACACTGACCAGTAGACCGGGTGTCACCTCGCCGCTGGCATCAGCATCCTGCGCGCGCCTCCAAATCCCCGCCGCAGGCACAACGTAAATCCCGTTGTCTTTGGCCTGCGCCTGATCCTTCACCAGAACGCGGGCGCCAGCTGTCAGCAGTTCTCCGTCGATGGTCTGAATGCCGCTCAGGACGATGTTCGCCGTCGTAGCCACCAGTACGGAGTGCTTGAAGTCCAGCTTCGCCAGAGCGTCGATGACAGATGTATCAACGTATTCGCGAGTCGCTAAAACAACGCTCGGGTCAATCTTCAGTTCGATGTTGCTCGTGCTGCTGACGATTAGGTTGATTCGGATCACCTGCGTCCGACCGGAACCCTGGGCGAGTAGCGGCTTGTACGTCGGCGCACAGTTGGCGACCGCGACCATATCGCCATCGGTGTCGTAGAGCGCAAGCTCGCGTACCCACCAACCGCCGACACTTTCCGGGATTATCTGTTCGGCGATGATCACGCTGGCGTTTGCCGGATCGACTTTCACCTGATTCAGCGGCGCACGCCGCAGCTCGTTGATCAGCTTGGTTTGGGTGCGACTGGGGATAGGGTCGGTGCCATTGGCATCCCCCACAGCCATCTGCGCAAAGGTCCAGGCCGTTCCCAGGGCTGCGGCGTTCGCTTGCTTGGCTTCGCCAACAGCGGTGAGGATCGCGTAGAACTTGGTGTTTTGGTCGGTCATGGGTAGATGTCCATCGTGTCGATATGGTGTTCGCGGCCACTGAGGCGGTACACGCCGCTAACGTCGATATCGCTCTGGGTCGGTGGGTAAACGCTCAGTTCGTCGCCTTCGGACACACAGGCCCCGACGTACACCGTGCCGGTGCTTTCGAGGCTGATGGCAAGGCCGATCAGTGGGCGGGTGAGCGGCTTGGCGTCATCGATCAGCCAGGTCAGCTCCAGGTACATTTCTTCGGTGATGCCGGTGTCCAGCACGCCTACCTTCAATGCAAAGGTGCCGGGCACGCCTTCCGGTACGGTCTGCCACCACTCCACCACCTCGATCAGGTAGCCCAGGGGCTCAACCACACGGCGCAGGGCGCCGATCGTGCCTTTGTGCGCGTGGATGTAGCGGGATGACCGAATGGCGGCGCGCTTAGTGGCTTCGCTCCAGTTGCTGTCCCAGCGGTCGACGGAGAAGGCCCAGGCCAGGTAGGGCAGTGCCACCACCGGGCAGGTGTTCGGGTTGCAGAGCGTTCTCAGCGGGATCGGTACGCGCTGAATGTGCGCGAGGGCCTGAGCAGCCTGGCGCTCAAGTGACGTGGAGTTGTTCGGCAGTAGCTGCTGGGCGCCCATTATTCAACGCCCCGCGTGATGGCCACACCGGTGCAGTAGGGCGCCTGTTCTTTGGTGGCGACGATATCGACCCAGTCTTCCAGCTCAACTTTACGAACCCCCTCGACGAACAACGCAGCGTGCAGCGCTGATTCCGACACCTCCATTGCGAGGCGTCGACGTTGGTGGACGTATGCCAGCAGGCGCTGTTCGGCTGCCGCAAGGATTGGCTCTGACTCGGGGCCGCTGGTCAGCAGGTACAGCTTGGCTTTAACCGCGTAACGGATGATCTCCGCGCCCTGGACTGTGAGGCGGTCGGCAACGGGCCGGCGGTCATCGTCGCTCAGGTGTTTTTTGACGACGTTGACCAGGTCGCCAGACGCGCTGCCGTCGCCTAGCAGCGCCTGCACGGTAACAACCGCCACAGCCGGTGATGGGCTTTCGGCCGTGGCATCGGCAACACGGCCGTCAGCGCCTCGAGCGTGGAATATGTAGCTCTGGCGCGGGCCGGCGGTGCTCAAGCCCTCCCAGGCCATTTGCGCCCGTTCGCGCAAGCTGTCGTCGCTTTCCATAATCCGCGCGAGGGGCGGGACCGCCATGGGTTTGGCTTCCTGAACCACCAGGCGCTGTACGTTGAAATTGCCAGCCAGTTGATCCAGATCGGGGCCTTTGGCAAAGGCCAGCAGGTTCGCCATGGACGCCTCATTCACCCGCTGACGCCAGATGGTTTCGCGGTAGGCGTTCTCCTGCAGCAGCTTTGCCAGGGGTTCCGATTCCATGTCGAGGCGCGCTGCAATCTGCTCCTGTTCCTCGATCGGCCACAGGCTGATCATGTAGGCCTTGCGCTCGGCCAGGATCAATTCGAAGTCGATCTGCTCGACGATCTGCGGCGCCGGGAGCTGGCTGAGGTCAATCGCGGCAAAGGAATTCATACGCTTCCCCCCAGTTGCAGTGGCAGGCTCAGGCTAAAGGGTTCATTGGTGTCGACGACGGAGCCCTCCAGATCGAGCACGGACTGCCCTTGCAGGTTCGCGCCGAGGAACTGCACGCGACTGAGGCTGATACGGGTCTCCCAACGCATCAACGCCATGACTGTGCCAGCGTAAACGCGTAGGCGCGTGGCGTCGTTGAAGGGATGGTCCACCAGCTCGGGCAGCAGGCTGCCGTATTCGCGGCGCATGATTCGGGTACCGATGCGGGTGGTGAGGATGTCTTCGATGCTTTGGCCGATGTGGCCTAGATCGGTGATGGCGGCGCCAGTTTCTCGGTTCATGTTGGCACAGGCCTCCCGGACTGATCGTCGCCTTGCTTTACGCCAGAGGTCAGGTGATTGACCAGGCTGACACCCGCCGCGACCACGTCTTCTGAAACGTCTACTCGGCCAACTACGTTCTGATTGCCTGTTTGGTTGTAATCGCCCTGGTGATTAATCGGCCCGATGATGTTGATTCCGCCCTTGCTGACCAGGCTGGTGGTGCCGCTTTCGGGCAGGGTGGCGTTCAGGTGATGGGCGACGCTGTCGTACTCGATCACCGCGCCGTCGGCGTAGGTTCGGCGGTGGAGGCCGGCACGGTTGCCGTTCGCAGGGATGTGGTCGCTGAACAGGCCGGTTACGACGACGCCATTGGCGATCTGGCCGGATGGGCTGAGCAGGATTACTTGTTCACCCACGGTGGGCGGGTCCCACTCCTGATCTGCCCCAGCGCGCAGTGCGAGCCATGGCAGCCAAGCGGTGTCCAATGCACCGGTTTTAACCTGCACGCGCGGGGGCTCCATCTGTACGGCGGCGATGACGCCGAAGCGGATGAGGTTTTCGAGCATGCGGGAGAGGGCGGCGAAGTCGTTCATGGCACAGATGGTGGCGCCACGCGCGTGGTAGTACAGCTTTGTGGCGTTGTAAATCTCATCAGTACAAGCCGGTGCATTTTTTATGGAGTTGTTGCAGCGGTTTATGCACTATGCGCTGTTATGGGCGTTTGATAAAAAATGGAGCATTGTCATGGAAATTAACCCGGTCTTGGTTGGAACGTACGTCACCATTGCGCGGGATGTAGTAGTGACAGTTGCGGCAGTTATCACTGCAAGTATCGCAATCTACGGTTTGAGAATTTGGAAACGAGATTTGGTTGGGAAGGAGTCCTACGAAGCTGCGAAAACGCTCGTTTTTCATAGTCATGCGACTGTGAGAGCGCTTTTAAAACTGCGGCTCCCTATAGGCGATCATGAGCGTATGATGCTTACGAAAGAGCAAATTGAACACACGACTGAAAGTGAGAGGTGGCGTCTTACAGAGGCCGCAGCTTACCGTGTTAAGCTAAAAGATTTTATGGAGGTATATAGCGGGTTCAGAGAAGCACTGTTGAATATGCGAGTGATAGCAGGAAGCCAGGTTTTTCTTGCATTCCAGCCTTTTCAAAAAGCTATCCGAAGTACTTTAGATAAACTTTATGCGTACCTGGTATTGCTTGAAGATTTTAGTGTTTCATATATTGGGGAGCCTGATGATGTGAAAGTTACTAGTAAGTTTGTCTGTTCATTCGATGGTAGTGTGGATGAGCTTCAACTGTCCGTCGAAGACACAAGAGAGAGTGGGGAAATATTTTTGCTGCCTTATTTGCATAGAAAGTCAATTTCTAAGTAGTTAAGTGAGCAAGTAAACCATCACGAATTAGATCAAGGTCAGTGTTTGTAAAGCCTAGTACCTCTCGCTGATCGTATTTGACCTTTGGAGCGTTACGTTCTGCGCGATCCATCAACCCGTATTGGTGGACTCGCGCGATCCGCGCAACCCTTCCGGTGAATCCAACGCTGATGGCGTTACCATCGCCCGTAGCCTTCAGATACACCCCCTTCCTTAGCTTTTGGAACATCGCCAGTTTTCTGCGAATCCTGCCTTGTTTACCTCGCAAGTCCCGCTTCTTCCTTGGTGCGAACTTGCTCCCGTCCGGGTTCTCCTGAGCCATCACGCGCTTTTGCTGACTGCGCCGCAGCTCTTGCCCAATGCTCCGAGCCAATTTGCCGCGCTCCCCTGGCTCCAGCCGATCCAGCAGCACCGCCGCCCAGGTTTCCAGCGCTTCCAGGTTATTCGCCACCAGACACTCTCCACTCACTGGTGTTGCCCTGGGCTCCAGGCTTCCAGTTCGGATCGAGGTAGCCCGCCACGTACTGCGGTTCGTTCGGATGCTTCACGGTGGTGTTGCCTTGGTCATCCTCTCCGACCACAACCCGTTCCGTCAGCGGCAGGGTAATGCTGAGGTCCACCTTGTTCTTGTCCAGGATGTCGGCTTCGAACTGGATGCCGTCTTTGACCTTGTCGAAGTTTTCCAGCAGCTCGGACTGGTTGACGCTCAGCCAACCTAGAATCGGCAGGATCACGCTGTCGGGATGGCCGGCGAACTCGGTAAGGATGATCTGCAGATCAAAGCTGTATTCGAACGACAGGGTTTGGGCAGCAGTGCAGCGGACCTTGCCGTTATCGATGAAAATCAGCAGACGGTCGGGGTTGTGCTTGAACTCGGCGACGGTGGCCAGGAGGTGGGCGCGCAGGCTTTCCGGCTTATTCATGGGTTGGCCTGCTGGTGTTTGTAGACCATGTCGACTTGCGCCGCGCAGTCAGCCCAAGCGGCTTCGGCGCGGTCTTCGTCGGTCAGGAGGTCACCGTTATTGAGCGGGCTTGTCGCCGGCAGGTGGCACGGCACTACGGCCGGACAGCCAGTCACGATAAGCTGCGGCGCCGGTGAGGGCGGGGCGCTCGCGCAGCCGGCGAGCAGCGTCAGGCAAAGGATGATCAGCCCATTTCCGAAGGTCGTCATTTTCACGTTTCAGCTCCTCTATTGTTCGCTCGCGTTTGGCCAGGCTTTGGCGCAACTGATCCTGTTGGGCGCGCAGGGTGCTCTGTGCATTGCGTTCCTGTTTCAGGCTGTCGGCGAGGGTATTGGCGGTTTTCAGGTTGCGATCGGCGTCATCGCGGGCGGTCTTGGCCGCATCTCGCGCCCGTTCGGTTTTGCCTTCAGCGACGTCGATGCGTGTTTCTTGGACCCAGATCAGCAGCACCAGGGCGCCGAGCAACGCGAGGCCATACAGGGCCTGGCGCAACGTGCTCACGCGCGGTACCAGCCGAGCTTGTTCATGTCGGCGGTATCGAGCTGTTTGATCGGGCCGCGCACGATTACGGCCCGTGCGCCGTTCATGATCTGGATGGCTTCGGCCAACAACTCCATATCGCTTTGTTCGGTCGACTCCGGTACCACCAGCAGGTCACCGTCACTTACCTGCAGCTTTTGCAGCGCTTTGAAGTCGATCATGCCGCCACTCCTTTGCCACACTCGCAGGCCGCGTGCCGCTCGTAGGCGCGCTGGAGCTTGGTGTCGTAGAGGTTCCGCAGATAATCCGGCCCGTTGTAGAGCCTGGCGAACTCGGCCCATTTGCGGCCCTTCAGCGCCTTGTGCAGCACCGGGTCGGTTTCGATGAAGCGGGTGAAGGCGTCGAGCTGCTGCGATTCGCCGGCAGTCATTGCCGCGACGAAGGCCTGCACGCTGGCGTAGCCGAGGCGCTTCCAATGAAAGCCCATGATCTGGAACGCTCCCCAGGAAGCCGACTCCAGTGCGGCTGTGTCGTCGATCAGGCGGGCCATGGCCAGGCGCTGGTGTTCGGAGGTACCGCCGATGTATCCGCCGGGCTTCGGGTTGACCAGTGCAGGGTTGGCGGTGGCGAGCTGGTCCGCGTGACGCTTGAGTTCGGCCGCGTCATCGCCGGCATGTCGTGCCGTGGCGAGCTGGCGGTACATGATGTGCCGTTCGAACAGGATCACCGGCTTGCCGTTGTCGAGAAAGCCCTTGCCCTTCGATTCCACTTCATTGACCGCATAGATGCTCGCCAACGGAACGTCGAGGCGTTCGGCAGCGGCCACCAGGTCATTGTTGCGCAGCAGCTGCGTGCAGTCGCCACCGGCCAGGCTGGTTTGGGTCTTTTCGCCGGCGGCGCCATCGACGACCAGGCCGACTTTCAGCTGGTAAGCGAGAACAGCCAATTCAGTGTCGTCGCCGAACACACCATCAGGGTAGAGGTTGGCACCGTGCTTGTTGAGGTTCTTTTGCAGCATCAGCACTGCTTGCGAGCGGTCGCCGTGGCGAAGGGTGGTGGTCATGCGCTGGGCCTCAACAGGGCGGCGACGTTGCCGCGTGAACGGAAAATCAGGATGCAGAGCAACACGATGGCAGCGGCCTGCCCGAGGCTGGCGGGCTGGCGCTCCAGCAGAATCTCCAGACCGCAGATGCACAACGTGGCGCCAAACAGGCTTGCCAACAGCGAGATGCTGCGCCGGTACCGCGCATCGCCTCGGGTGTAGCAGGCCAGGCGCAGGGCACTCAGCAGGTAAGCGATCGCCGTAATCAACTGCACGGCCAGTTCGATGTTCGGCATATCAGGTGCCCCCTCTGATGCGACGCCATATGTCCCAAATGTCCGCTTTCTCCACCCACACCATCAGCTTGATGCTGATCGGGATGACCACCAGGGCACACACAAATGCACTGCCGCCGCTGGTGATAAACGGAATTGCCTGTAAAGCCATAGGCGCGAACAGATAGCCCACGCCGGCCGACAGGAACAGTGAGCCCAGCCGCTGCCAGACTTTAAGGTCGCGCTTGGTACTGGTAACCAGCCAGGCGCCGAGGATGGCGCCGAATAGCGCCCCGTCGTCGATAACGGGCGTTACGGTGGACAGGCCCAAACCAATGAGCAGGCCAGTCACAACGCTGGAAGTCGGATCAGCCATGGTGTGGTTTTCCTTGGATGCAGGGGGTCAGTTCCATAGCTGCACCATCTGCCGCTGGGGAGCGCTGGTTTGGGCTTCGGGCATGTTGACGACAAGGCCTTGCGGCAGGATCGGACCGTGCTCGGCCAAGCCGGGGTTGGCTTCCAGCACGGCCTCGGTGACGCCGGCGGTGCGGCCGTAGAACCGCCAGCAGAGGGCGTCGACGGTGTCGTTTTGATTGGTGCGGATGGCTACGGGCATCAGATCAGCTCCACTGTGGTGCGGCTGATCCCTAGGAAGTCGCGGACGGCCCAGCGCAGGTCGCGGCGGTAGTCGTCGATGGTTGGGGTGGTTTCTTCGGCTTTGTCGCTGCCGGTGTTGGTCGCGCTGTAGTCGCGGTACCGCTCGCAGACTTCGGCGCCGGTACCGGCCTCGATCGCGCGTCGGTACAGGTGTTCCTGGACCGATACGTCGTTGACCTTGTCGTCTGGCACGTCGGCCAACCTGGCATAACCAGCTGCCAGTTGCGTGGCCTTCCAAGACTTCAGCTCTCGGTTGAGGTTGATGGCTGCTGAGATAACGGCAGTCTCAAGGCGAGCCGGAGTGACGCTGTTATCGATGCGCAGGGTGGCGCGCAGCTGCTCAAGGTCGATCGAGGGCCAGAATGGGTCGGTGTTGATATGGCCGCCGGTGACTGGGCCGCTGGCTACAAATGCGCTCATGGAACGGCACTCAAAAATAGATCGCCGGTGGTCGGGACTTCACGTTCAGGAGGAGCGGCCTGGCCGATCCGCCCCGAGCCGGCGGGGTGCGTGGGGACGCTCGGTTAACTGCCTGTGGCAGTGTGTTTTTTGAGGAGGCGCTCGACGCGCTCCAGATCCTTTTTGCCGCCGCAGTTGCTGTGCAGGTCGATGGCTTTGCTCAGGTGAGCCTTTGCCACCACCAGAAAACCAACATCGGTTGTCGTGAGGTCTTCATTCGGGACTTTGGCAGCGTTTTCCTTACCGATTGCCAGGTGCAGCTTGGCGCGGGCTTGGTCGGGCATGTCCTGCTCGGCGGTGATGCGCTGGGCTTGCTCAAGAATCCACAGCGGGAAACTGTCTCCAGCCTTTTGTGCTTTAAGGGCCGCTTCGGCGATTTCCTCGGCGATCAAGGTGCCGGTGGTGCGCTCAAAGCGGTCCGGCATTTTCAGGCCGTGTTTGATGACGTATTCGGCGATCTGCAGAGCACCGGGGTAGCCGCCAGCGTCAATGCACCAGAGCATGATCGTGGTGAGAACCTCGTCCTGAGCACCGTTGCCGGCGTCCAACACGCCCTGCACATAGGGTTCGTACTCAGGGATCAGTAGCGCCTTGAGTTCAGCTTTGCCCTGGTTGGACTGCACCTGCTTCAGACGCGCGCGGTGCTGAGCCAGCTGGGCAAGTTGGTGCTCGTAGGCGGTTGCGCCTTCCATTGAAGTGGCCGGCGCAGTTGCAGCGGACTCAATGGCTGCGCGTTTGCGCAGCTGATTGCGTTGGGCAGGTGTCTGGTGCATGGCGCGCCTCTTAGGCCTCGGTCGGGGCTGGGTAGTTGACGGCCGTGATGTCTTCGACCAGGGCGACCAGGCCGAAGTCTTCGATCACATAGGCTTCGTTCGAAGACTGATAGTCAGCGATTCGATCCAGCTCAGGTTCGTCTTTCAGATGACGACGGCGGGCACCGTTCTGGTAGTAAATCGAAAGGTTGCTGAGGGTGGTGACCAGCACGGTGTTATCCGGGAAAAACGGGGCGTCGACGACCGGCAGGCCACCCAAGCGGGCGCGGCTGACAATCTCTTGAGCGGCGTTTTCTTCCTGGTTGGAGTCAGCCCCCTTTTCCACGGCTGCCAGCAGTTTGCTGTGCATCAGGTTGCGGGAAACCAAGACGCGCAGATCCGGGCGGGTGCGGTGCCATGGGTCGAGCATCTGGATCGCGTCGAACACCAGGCCGTCGAGGTTGGCGTAATCACCCTCGAATACAGTGTCTACTCCCGCAACCTTGATGACTTTGCGGGGGCCAATGGTGGCAGCGTCCAACACGCGGTCGTCGGCGCTGAGGCGAATTTTTTGCAGCCAGCCTATGTTGACGTCTTGCAACAAAGGGTTGGCGGCACGGTTGGTGGTTGCTGCGGCGCTGGTACCGTTGAAGCCGATCATGATGCGGTCCAGGGCCTGGCGCAGGATGATCGCGTTGCTCAGCTTGACTTGGAAGTCGGGGAACTTGGCCCAGGCATCCAGCAGGGCATAGGGGAACGCGCTGTCGAAGTTCGTTTGCTTGCAGACGTAGCTGTCTTTGCTCAGCGTGCTACGGCTCAACGGGCTGCGACGGGTGCCGCCGGAGGTATCAGTGCGGCTTGCAACCGGGCCATTTACGCCCAGCAGCAGGGCCTCGCCGGACTGCTCGTCGACGCCAATGATGTTGATCTGCTTCAGGAAACCATCGGATTCCTGCACCGCAACTTCCAGTTTTTGCTGGATGCTGGGGTCGACGCTGAATTTTTCGTGGGCACTGGCTACGCCATTGAGCAGGGCGATCTGAACGGCCAGGGCGGCGAAGGCGAAGCGTGTTTCTTTACGCATGGGGGGGTTCTCCGGTGAATAGGCTTGTCGGTGTTGGGCCGTGGGTTCAGTAAGCAGTCAGTACGGTGCCTGCACCGCCAGTGCTGTGTGGGCGCTGTGGCTGGCTGAGGTCAGCGGTTTGCCCGAGCTTGGTTTTGAGCTCTTTCAGCTCGGTATCCAGGCTGGTGAACTGCTTTTTCAGATCTACCAAGGCCTTGCTTGAAGCGTCGGCTTGCTCAGCCTGCTGGGTGGCGAGGGTTACCAGGCTTTCCAGCGCTTCACCGATGTCGGAGAAAGTGTTGGCGTCCTTGCCATCCTTGTCCTTGCTCAGTTTGATGAACTCACCGAGCTTGGCCTTGATTGCTGCAAAAGCACTCGGCTGGTCGGTGACTTCTTCGAATTCGAGTAAGGCTTCCTCGGCAGCGCTGAACAGGTTGTCTTTGTCCTGTTTGCGTCCGGCCAAGGTGCCATGTGTAGCGCTGAAGCTCAGGGCTTCGGTGCCCAGGCTGGCTGGGGTGTCAGTGATGGCGAGGCCGACCAGATAGGCCTTGCCGCTATCGGCAAACTTGGGTTGGATCTCGACCGAGGTGTAGACCTTCTGGCCGGCCTTGTTCAAGGCCAGCAATGCGTCGTTGGGTTCGAGCTGGGCGAACAACGCCAATTTCTTGATTCCGGCAATCTCGACTTCTTCAGCCTTGAGCGCCACTACGTCGCCATAAGCACCGAACTCGCCACCGGGCCAGTAACCCTTGATGTGTTCGCAGTTGATGCGAGCGCCATAGGTGTTCTGGCTGTACTGCGAGGCCATGTCGTCAATCCAGCTCCGCTCGATGATGCGGCCATCGGTGGTCGCGCCTTCGACGGCAATGCGGGTCCACTTGGAGCGGAATTTCTGTTTGGTGCTGCTGGCCATGGGGAGTCCTCAGTGCGGTGGCGGCGAACTGCCGTTGCGATGTGGGCATGGTCGGTAGCTGCGGCCTCGCGGGCAACGAGCCGGACTTGTAGCGCGACGCCTTACAGTGAGCGGGGCGGGTGTACCACGCGCGCGGGAGGCAGCATCTGCGCCATGAATGCTCTCGCCGAAATCCCCATCCGTGATAACCGTCGCCAGGCCAAATTTTTGTACTGGACGGGTTGGCGCATCACCGAAATTGCCGAGTACCTGGACGAAAAAGAGAAGACCGTCCACAGCTGGAAAACCCGTGACGAATGGGACCGGGCGGATAACGTCGAGCGCATCGGCGGGGCGCTGGAGGCCCGGCTGGTGCAGTTAATCCTGAAGGAAGGCAAGACCGGCGGCGACTTTAAGGAAATTGATCTGCTCCACCGGCAGTTGGAGCGCCAGGCCCGTATTCAGCGGTTCCAGGGCGGCGGCACCGAGTCTGAGCTAAACCCGAAGCTGAATGACCGCAACAGCGGGCCAAAGAAAAAACCGAGCCGCAATGAGTTCAGCGAAGAGCATATCGAGCTGCTCACCCAGGCTTTTGTCGATGGGTGCTTCGGTTATCAGCTGGATTGGTACAAAGCTGGCAATCAGCGCACCAGGGCCATCCTGAAGAGCCGGCAGATCGGCGCGACTTTCTACTTCGCTCGGGAGGCGTTGATTGATGCCCTGACCACCGGCCGTAACCAGATTTTCCTGTCGGCGTCGAAGAATCAGGCTCACATTTTCAAGTCGTATATTCAGTCCTTTGCCAGGGAAGTCGTCGGCGTTGAGCTGACTGGCGATCCCATTACGCTGGCGAACGGCGCAGAGCTGCACTTCCTGGGCACCAACGCCCGAACCGCCCAGGGCTACCACGGCAATTTCTACTTCGATGAATTCTTCTGGACGTTCAAGTTCAAGGAACTGAACAAGGTCGCCTCGGGCATGGCGATGCAGAAACAGTACCGCCGCACTTACTTCAGCACCCCGTCGAGCATGGCCCACGAGGCCTACACGTTCTGGACGGGGGAGCGCTTCAACAAGGGCAAGCCTGCCGCCAACCGTATTTCCGTGGATGTGTCCCACGATGCCCTGCAACAGGGGCGGTTGTGCGAGGACAAGGTGTGGCGGCAGATCGTCACGATTCTGGACGCCGAGCAGCGCGGCTGTGACTTGTTCGACCTTGAAGAGCTGCGCCAGGAGTACGACGCCGAGGCCTTCCAGAACCTGCTGATGTGCCAGTTTGTGGACGACGGGGCGAGTATCTTTCCGCTGGCAATGTTGCAGTCGTGCATGGTGGACAGTTGGGTCAACTGGGCCGAGGACTACAAACCATTGGCGCCGCGCCCGTTGGCTGACCGCCAAGTGTGGTTGGGCTATGACCCGGCCGAAACGGGCGACAGCTCTGGTCTGGTGGTCGTAGCGCCGCCGATGGTGCCGGGCGGTAAGTTCCGGGTGATTGAGCGCCACCAGTTCCGTGGCATGGACTTCGCGGCGCAGGCCGAATCCATCCGCATGGTGACCCAGCGATATTGGGTGACCTATATCGGCATCGACGTAACAGGTATGGGCTCGGGCGTGGCGCAGCTGGTGCGGCAGTTCTTCCCCGGACTGACAACCTTCAGCTATTCGCCAGAGGTGAAGTCGCGTTTGGTCATGAAGGCCTATGACGTGATCAACAAGGGCCGACTGGAGTTCGACGCCGGCTGGACGGACTTCGCGCAATCACTGATGGCTATCCGCAAAACGATCACCGCCAGCGGCCGGCAGTTCACCTATACGGCTGGGCGTAGCGAATCAACCGGCCATGCCGACCTGGCCTGGGCTCTTTTCCATGCACTACACCACGAACCGCTCGAAGGGCAGACGGCTGCCAATACCGGGCGGATGGAGCTTTTTTGATGAGTACAGATAATGAGGTGGCGGTTGCCACTGAGCAGGCGGTGAGTGATCACAAGTCGGTGGCATTCACGTTCGGTGAGCCGGAGTCGGTGTTGTCGGCCAGGGAGATATTCGATTCGTTGGAGTGCTGGTTTAACGGGCGCTGGTATGAGCCGCCATTGTCACTGGACGGACTTGCCCGGTCGGTTAAAGCGAGCGTTCACCTCGACTCTGGGCTGCGCTTCAAGCGTAACCAACTGACCCGAACGTTCATCCCGCACAAGCTGCTGACCCGCGAGGCGTTTGACCAATACGCTCAGGACTACCTGGCATTGGGCAATGCGTACGTGGAGGCGCGGCGGTCACTACTGGGCTCGACTGTGGCGCTAAAGCCGCCGTTGGCGAAGTACATGCGAGTGGGGAAGGACGAACGCTTTTTCCAGGTGCAGGGCTGGAAGAATGAGCATGAATTTGACCAGGGCAGCGTCTTTCACTTACGTGAGCTGGATCTGCATCAGGAAATTTACGGGTTGCCGGAGTGGCTCTGTGCTCTGCAATCGGCGCTGTTGAATCAATCGGCGACGTTGTTTCGCCGCAAGTACTACGAGAACGGCAGTCATGCGGGTTTCATCTTGTACATGACGGACGCGGCGCAGAACGAATCTGACATCAATGACTTGCGCACCGCTTTGAAAAATTCCAAGGGGCCGGGCAACTTCCGCAACCTGTTTGTGTACGCGCCGAACGGGAAGAAAGAAGGCATACAGCTGATACCGGTCAGCGAGGTTTCGGCCAAGGACGAATTCAACTCGATCAAGGACCAGACTCAGGGCGATGTGCTCGCGGCTTTGCGGGTTTATCCCCAACTGATGGGCATCGTGCCGAAAAACGCCGGGGGCTTTGGCTCCCCGAAGGAGGCAGGGGAGGTATGGGCCACCCTGGAGCTTGAGCCGATTCAGGCACGCCTTGCCCTTCTCAATGATTGGGTCGGCGAGGAAGTCGTGCGCTTCAAGCCCTTTGAACTTGGAGCGGGGGAGAAATAGTACCCCCGCGCAGTAAACGAGGCGACGAGCAGGTGCGCTAACACCCGCTTGACGCTGAGTCACTCGAAAGTGCCGAGTTCTCCAGATTTCACTACAGGGCGACCCCTGTATGCTTTTCGAGTTGTTGCTTGATCAACCCCTTCGCTAATTGGCCCAGCAGTTCGAAGGTCAAACCTCCTGCCTTCAATGCCCCTTCTTTCGTCATTTTCCAGATTTTTTCGTCCCTTACCGAGTCTGCAAAATCGTGTCCGGCAGGTGTGAGCCCCTGAAAAATGTAAAGCCACCCAGCATTACCAGGCATGTCAAATAGCCTGCTTTGCATGGCGAGTTTGAGGTGATACTCGACCTGGTCAGGTGTGAAACCTTCAATCACCATTTGATGGTTAAAGTCCTCGTATTCGACCAGATGATTTGGTCCCTGATGGTCCTCCTCGACCTTTAGCACCACAAGTCTCATCAAATCCATGTCTCTTCGCATTTGTCTCTCCTCGCGTTGTGTCTGTCTTAGCCAAGCATCAAACGTCCCTGATACTACAACGCCACTAGTGCTGCTGCTTAGATCTCCGGTGGAGATCAGTTTCTATGGCACTTGCTGAATTAAACAGGCGTCCTTATTCCTCACATTGCCCAAGGCTGTACTGACCTTGAACCATTCAAAGGCCTCGGGCGGCTCGCCCTGGTGCAACACCATCTGCTCAGCACGCTCTTTTGGCGTTGCTGGGTTCAGCCATTCACTGGCAAGGTACGGAGTAAGTACCACGGGCCTTCTGTCGTGGATGTCCACCATACCGCCGGCGCTGTCTGCGGTGATGATCACAAAGCCGTCATGCTCGCCCGGGCCTTCATCAGCGTCTGGTAGCTGGCCAATGGCTGCGCACAAGATCGGTGCCCCGTCCCGCCTGCGGATGAGATAAGGCTGTTTCTTCGGTCCGCCTTCATCCACCCATTCGAACCAGTTGTCGATAGGCGTGATCGCACGGTGTGGCCAGATCGCCCTAAAGAACGGGCCGTGTGCAACCTTTTCGACGCGCGCATTGATGGGCGCGGCCCGGTCTTTCGCCCAATGTGGGCGCCACCCCCATCGCACAGGATCGGCGTGTAGCAACTCGCCCTGCAGGTGTAGTAACGCCACGTGGGTCGTTGGGGCGACGTTGTATCGCTCGATCGGCTGATCACCCACCGAGTTTGCCAGGGCATTGGGCATGCTCAGTGCCGCAACAAAGTCGTGGATTCCCCGGTACTGCGACAGTCTTCCGCACATGGCAAACCCTCTTTCCGTTTGACCTTAGACAATCGTGGTCGGCCGAGGTCTCATTTCATTGACGATGCGCCGCAGCTCGTCCGCCTCCCGCCTGCTCACATTGGACAACGTGGTCAGGTCCGCGATTTGCTTACGCATTGTTGCGGCTTCGGCCCCGCGTTCCCGCAGATACCCCGCAAACTCTGTGTTCTTCGCCTGGGTTTCCAGCAGCATTTCACTGATACCGAAAACGTCTGCCCGCGCTTTTCGTAATTGCAGGTTGAGTTCCTGGATCTCGTTCTCTAGCAGACGGCAATGCTGTCGGTACATCTGCAGTGGGGTGGGGAGGCCAAGCCATCCGAGGGTGTCTTCATCGTTGTTCATGGTTACGAATCCAATACTGTATGCACATACAGTAAATGACGTTTAGCCATGACGCGATTTGAGGCGACGAGCTGTAAGAGGGAAGGCGGAGATTGGGCCGGAAAAGTCAGCTGGCATAGATGAAAGTTTGCCCTTCAGCAGCATGAAAAAACCCACTCCAACATAGCATTTGCTGGCTGTCACGGCAAGCGTAGGGGGCTGCGTGGGCCAATAAACACTGGGCTTTCAGCATGTTTCCGCCTACCGAGCAGTCGCAGCCAGGACAGGCCCAGGCTCACCGCTGCAAGCCGGGGGAGTTGGCGTGCTACATAGGGTTACTGACGTGCCACAAGTGGGGCAGTGGCGTGCTTCAGCACTCGGCGCGCGCCGTCGTCCCCCCACCTCGCCTGCGGGCTAAATGGGCCGTTTTTTCTGCACCCCTGCAGATGCCTCGGTGCGGTCCTGGCAGGGCGCTTGGTTGGCCTTTTGAGAAGGTTGAATCCCTGCGGAACCCTGCAAAGGTATAAGTATGGCGGGATGGTGCTGGGGCTGGTTGTGGTGTTTTTAGGAAAGGCGTCGGAAAAAAGTAATTAGGAAATGTGGTGATTAAAAAGTGCCTGGAGGCCCCTGTTTCATTGGGTTTCGTTAATTACTTGGAAAAGTTATTTTCAGTAATCTCTCAGGTAATTTTATCGTAACCTATTGATTTATAAGGATTAGATAAGTTTCAGATATTACTTTTAAGAAGAGTAATTACATAACCTATTTGTTACTTAGATATTACCTTTCCGTTTTCGCCTCAAAGCCTTGGAGCGTAAGGGCTGTAGCCAGTACGGCGTCACGAATTACCTGTATTACCTTTTTCCGGTGCCTCACCCAGAAAATGCCACTGCTTATCGCGCAGTGCGTGCGCTCACCTCGCGACGCACTCATCACGATGATGTACGGACGCTCTCGCGCACATGGCTGCGACCACGGGGGCGTGCTTATCGAGAGTGCAGGATTGGAGCCACAGACATCGCTGCTTGCTTAAGAATGTCGCTGCTGGCCGTGGGCGAGACACCGGTGGGATGACCGGTGATAAACGTGGCGTAAAAAGGCTCCCGCACCTGGTCGAGATGTGGTCGCCATTTTGTATGAGCGGTACACGGATGATGTATCGCTACACCTCTGCTTTTAGTCGCTTAAGATAATCCACTTTAGATTCAAGAAGGATTTTCTGAATTTTTGCTTCAAGATGACGATATCCATTTCCTGTGATCATCCCCACACGCTGGTAGTGGATAGCGATTTCTTTTTCGAGATACACAGCAAAAGCTTCTTCCGAATCTTTGATTGTTGCCCATAACTTTTCTATATTGGTTTCATCAATACGCCATTCAATTTCCCATTTTTCCACTAACCCCCGCCACAAGTCACCTATCTTGAAATATAGTGTCCCTGAATTTTGTAAGGCTTGAACCGAACTCCCGAACGCGGCGCGTGAAGCGCCTGGCCTAAGCTTTTGCTCGATAATCTCATGCGTGGCAGTTGCAAAGGTCATTGCGCTTTCAAACCAGCGACGCAGTTGATCGACAGTGACCAATTTAAAATTTGCTTCATGAGCGGCGATGTGGCGGGCTGAAAATATATCTTGGATATCACAGATTAGCTGGTTCGCATCGTTAACAATTAATTCACCATACTCTACTTCATATTTATCTGAAGCATCCATAATTGCCTCTTCAGGGGGTTCTATAAACTCCCGAACTGTCGATAAGCTATCCTTAAAGTTTCGATAGCCGGTGTCGCCTTCAAATAACGTATTAAAGTGTTTTATTATTTGGTCGGCGCTGCTGACCCCAACATTATGGCTAACCAAATCTCCAAAGGTTATTTCCTTGCGGCTCAGTGCCTTAGTAAGTTCAAAATCAAATGTAAGGTCTCTGAAATTTTTTGCTCTTTCCAAGTAGGGACTATCGTCTCCGTCGATCAGGATCTTAAAGCACGCTCGAGAAAACGCTTCAATGCAGGAAGCGATAGCTACAACATGAAGAGACATTTGATATGGTTCAGGAGATTTGAGCGAGGAGAAGCCGCTGTGAAGCGTAGCTAGCTCTATCCAACCGGCATATTCCCAGTTTTCAGCCCGAGATTTTTTTTCTGCAATAAAATTTAGTTGGTTTTTCTTGGACAT